AAAGATGGAGTAGAAATGACAAAGGTCACTGATACTCCAAACGCAGATAACGAATTTCAATACAGCGAATCAACTGATTCTGTTGATTTCTTTTTAGCGTCTAGCTCAGTAGCTGCGCTTAATAGCAGTGTATTTGAAGCTGGTCAGGATTGGGAAGATTTAAAAACACGCGTAGTAAAAGAACAAGCTGATCATATGCGCAGTTTTCTAAATCGTCCTATATATAAGCGTGGCAATTCTAATTACCAAGGCGCAGCAGATAGGCCATATGACTTTATAGTGATCCGATGCAATGCGTTGTTAGCCTGCGCTGATTTGGTGCGCAGTCAAGATTCAGAGAAAGCTGCGGAGCTTAATGAATTAGTATTAGGTGATGATGGTTTGCTTACTAAGTTAAAAAGACGTGATTATGTCATGTGGCATGAAACATCATTTAGAAGTGAATCTGGTGTAATACGTGAGGTGAGTGTTAATGGATCAACTACTGGATATATCGAAGATATTAAAATGTATGGACCACCTAGCACAGATTATGATGAGGTGCGTGTGGTCATTAATACAGCAGGTACATTTAGTCCTGGAACTGCATCTACAGTTAAGTATGATGTTTTTACTAAGGATGACACTGGATTACGTAGGCATAAATCAGTAGATGCAGAAGTAATGAATGGTGATTATCAAGCACTTGCATATGGTGCGCTAATTCGCTTTCAGGCTGGAGTTTTTACGTTAAATGACGAGTGGTCCATTACATTCCAATCAGATGATGTGCAGATGGGAACTGTGCGCAGTGGACAGATTTATAGATAATGGCCATTACCTTTACCAATGTAATTTATGATAGAGTCATTGATAACTTACATGATATTATTGCAAATGAGTTTGGTATACAGATTTTCTACGATGAACATAAAGGCAATCAAAGTTTTCTTTTACAACCAGTATCTGATGATTTAAATGAGCAAATCAATACTGGTATTGTGCGAGATTATACAATTCTTATTAGTTATCAAGTAGATTTTGCAGGTAATTATACTAAGGAAAGTTTTCGGCAAGTAAGTTTGATTGCAGAAAGAATGAAAAGACTTTTTTATAATAATAGAAACTATAGTGTGTCAGGAGTTCGACAGTTTTATAATGCTGTCATCGACTCTACTATTTATGAACGCGATGAAGATAATCCAGATTTACTGCGTTCTGAAATGACTGCTGTAGTATCAGCTATGGAGATTATAGGATGATTTACAAAGCAAAAAAATCATATTTAGACCTTAAAGACAATGAAAACTTCAACGCGTTTTCTGATCCAGCAAAGCATAATAAACTGATGGCTGGTCGCAGTATAGAGATAACTGAGCCACCTAAATCATTGCTAAAGCATTTGCAAAGCGCAGAATCAAAAAAGAAATTAAAGGAAGATAAGTAATGGCAACTAATTTTCAATCAAGAAGTGATGTACAAGTAATTCTTGGTACAGCAGCAAGTTCTGCAAAAGCTGTTGGCACAGCACACGCAGCAGGTGACACTTGGCACAAATTACAAGTAATTGATTATAATATTGAACACGCAAGCGCGCCTTTAGATGTTGCACCTTCAAGGAGTGGCATTTATGGTCAGATAGAAAGTCAAGGTCATCACAGACCAGATAATCAAATGTATGAAGTAACCTTGACAATGAGAGGTACGACTACTGCTGTTTTACAAAGTTGTCTTTCTTTATTTGGTACTAGCTCAAGTGCTGCTGTATTAGATCCCAGTGACAATACAGGCGATATGACTCATGGCACTGCCAATGCAAGTCAATTTACGATTGTTTTTGCAAATGCTGGTTCTGACGCTTCTGAATCAACTCCATTAGATGATGTAGTGATGAAAGGATGTTTTGCAACGTCAATGGTTTTACGTCAAGATGTTGGCACAAGTGGTGGTGAAATGGTAGTCGAGACTACGTTTGTTACAGCTTATCAACCATCTGAAGAAAATTTAAATCCTACATCACCTACAATAGACGTAGGAAGTCCAAGAAATATTTTTGATATAGGAACATCTACAATTGATGGTGTAGCACTCACAATGAATAGTTTTGAAATTACCATTGCAAGGCCATTAGCTAGAGTTCACTTTCAGCCAGGAAGTGCAAGTTTTGATCCAAATGGTTATGTGCAAACAGGACCATATGAAGTGACTGGATCTATTACAGCTAAAAGAGATGATTCTATTAATGATATTGCTGATCATATTAAAGGAGATAGCGTTGGTATTGCACTATCTCTTGTAGACAGCACTTCAGCTAATCTAAATATCTCTTGTCCAGATATAATGATAGACAATTCAAAGCCAGAGGTAGGTGATTTCTTATTGCAAACTATTCCATTTAGAGCGTTTGCTGAGAAAGGAAGTAATCAAGAAACAAATACAATAATTTCAATCACGATCGCCAATTAATCACGCCATTTTCATCGAAGGATGAAATATGAAAGTAAAAACAGATCATGGTACTTTTGAAGTACGTGATATAACCTTTAAGGCTCGTAGAGAGTTACATAAGCTAGAAGTTAAAGCAGTCACCAAAGATGGCGAGATTAATACTGAAAAGTTTTTTGATGTATTAGATTGGGTACTAAATTTTGCTTTTAGTGATCCAGAAAAAAGCCTTGGAAAACTAGATGATAATGATATTGATGCAGTATTGATGTCAGTATATAACGCATACAAAGAGCCAAACCCAAAAAAGTCTTAATGCACCGCGTTGCGGTTTGGATGTCATATAAACAGCAACCAAGCCGCAATCTCCAGTTTCCATACGATGCTCAGTCTCCTACGCTCAAGAAAAAGATTACCTATACAGAAGAGGTATTATGGGAAGAGATAGCAAGACTTATAGAAGAAAGCAAAGATGGAAAATTTACGCTTGGTGCAGCGTTATATTACTCATTAGTGTTTTGTGCTGACTCTACATATTTCTTGACGCCTGAGACTATTTTTGCGCTTGAGGAGTATATGTCTATGAAGAGGTTTTACTTACCATTAGCAAAAACTATAGATGACGCAGATTATCATCGTTTAGTCATCTTTTCAGCTATAGATGAAGAATTTAATGCACTCCAAAACGAAGATATAAAGAAGCAAAATGGCTGAAAAAAGATTTATTATAGAGGTTCGCACAAAAGGTTTTGCACGAGCTACAAGAGATTTTAAAAATTTAGATACGAATGGTAAGCAATATGTAGAAACTGCAAGACGAATGCGCAATCAAAACAAAGGATTGATTGCATCTTTAGGTTCACTGCGTAATAGAATTTTAGTATATACGTTTGCGATTGGTGGTGCAGTTGGCAGTATGAACAAGTTTATTCAAGCTGCATCTGGCTTTGAGGATGTCAAAACTAGATTGGTAGGATTAACTGGTAGTGTTGAAGAAGCAGAGAAAGCATTTGCTACGTTCAATCAGATTGCAGCCACTACACCATTTCAATTACAAGATGTAGTAAACGCAGGTGCGCAGTTAGAAGCCTTTGGTGTTAATTCCCAGGCTACATTATCCTCAGTGACTGATTTGGCTGCGTTTATGGGTACAACTGCAACCGAAGCGGCAAGTGCGCTAGGTCGTGCCTTCGCAGGTGGCGCAGGTGCTGCGGACATATTAAGAGAACGTGGGATACTACAATTAATTAAAGATTCACAAGGAATCAAAGATTTAACAAAAATTACTTTACCTCAGTTTAGGCAAGCATTATTAAGTGCTATGGTTGATCCAGTAGCTGGTATTCAAGGTAGTAGTAAACGACTATCGCAAACATTTACTGGTGCAGTTTCCAACATGAACGATGCAATCACTAGGTTTGCAGCGCGTATTGGATCGTTAATGCTACCATCATTGATAAAAGCAGCAAACTCAACAAGAGAGTTTTTTAATAGTTTAGACTTACAACGCCTTGCGCAGTTAACAACTTCTATTACCGCTGCAACTGTTGCGTTTGTTGGTATTAGAAATGCAATTGTAATTACCGAAACAGTGTCAAAAGCGTACGCAGCAACTTTAGTATTGCTAAGAACAAGAACAGTATCTTTGACCACTGCAACAGCGTTATTATCTGGTAAATTTGCTTTGTTAGCTACAATTGCAGTGGCAATTTTTGGTGGTAAAGTATTAGATGATCTTTTAAAAGCTAATAATGCCTTTAGTTCTTTAAATACAACTACACAAACATTAACAAATAGCACACAACAACTCACTAATACAACGCAGCAATACATTAATACTTTAGGTAATCAGACTATTAATTTAGGTATGAGTGCAGATGCAAAAGATAGAATTAATAAAATATTGGCTGATACAGTATTGCTTACGATGCAGAATAATGATGTAGATGAAAAACGTATTCGGATTGCACAAACTATCTTTCAAGCAGAGCAAAGTTTAAGTGAAGCTATGAAAGGTAAAATAATTTTTGATCGTGAATCAGCAGTGCTTGGTCAATTAAAAGTAACTGCATCTAATTTAACTACAGAGGCAGAAAGACAAGAGGCAGAAGGAGTAATAAGGTTAGTAGAAGCTCGAATAAACGCAATAAAAAATGGCAAAGAAATGGTTTCTGTTTCCAATCAATTATCTGGAGCTATTAGTGGTTTAGGTAATGCGATGAATATTATGAGTGAAGAAACAGATAACGCTGGTCAAAGAATGCAACAATTTATTCGAGTTGCTGGAGCGTTACTATCTATTGCAGGTGGTCCTGTGGGTGCTGCTGGATCAGTTTTAAGTGCTGTAGGTTCACTGCCTATTGGTCATACTGGTGGTTTAATTGGTAATAACAGTATCCAACGATTTGCCACTGGTGGTATGGTTCAAGGTCAAGATAATGTACCTATACTTGCTCAGGCAGGTGAGTTTATTATGCAACGCAGCGCAGTGCAAAACATAGGTGTACAAAATCTAGCTGATATGAATAGAACTGGTAGCGCAGGTGGTGTGACTGTGAATATCCAAGGCAATATGATTGGTAATGATGAATTTGTACGTGACAATTTAATTCCTCAGTTAAAACAAGTTTCTGATCAAAATCTAGCGTAATGTCTCTTACCAACGCACCAACTATTTCAAATGTAAATGAAAACTGGTTGTTTCAGTTTACTGCTGATAATAATAATGCGATGGAGTTTTTAAATGGTGATAATAACTATTTAGACTTTGGTGATATTTTAGCTACATACACTAGTTTTACTATTGAATTATGGATATTCTTAGATAGCACAGGACAAAAACCAATATTATCATTAGGATTTCGAGATAATCCTGAAGATTTAGCAACAAATACTGTTTTTAATTTATCTATACCTTCAGGAGATGATCTAACTGTTTCGTATGAATATGGAGATGGCGATGCAGTAAACGAACAAGATACTGATTTTAGCATGGGTACATCTACATGGACACATATTTGTGCAACTAGAAATGATGCAGATGATAAAATCAGAATGTATAAAAATGGAGTATTGGTACACACAAGCAATGCCACAGAAGATCCTACTGGTGGAACATCTTCTTCTTTAGCATTACTAATTGGAAGAAATCAAAACTATGCTAGTCCAAGTTTTTTTAATGGCAAAATGGCTCATGTACGTATTTGGGAAGTTGCTCGAAGTGATGATGAAATAGCATTCAGTTACAATCGATACGTTGATAATACAGCAACTGGTTTAGTTGCATATTGGAAATTAGATGAAGGTTTTGGAGATACTGTATTTGATAGTAGTGCAAATAGTAATAATGGCGCAGTAAAAAATAATAATAAAGTTGCAGGTCCTGGTAATGCTACAGTGTGGTCTAATGGTAGTTTTACACCATTTATACATGCATTTGGATTATCATTTAGAGATACAGAAGTAGATAGCAACTTTTATCATGGATCAGTTGTAAATCGTAGTATATCTATAAGAGATAGCATTGATATAA